AATGTGAACAGAGAAATTACGCGGTCAGACACAAACTAGCCACAGACTTAAGCGTTGACGCTTTTGAGCTTACATGCGTACAGATACCTAAAGAAGAGTTTATATGAAACTAACCGCCAACTTCTCCCTTGCGGAGATGACCAAAAGCGAAACCGCCCTACGCCATGACATCGACAATACCCCCGATGCCGACCAGCTAGAGAACCTGACCATCCTGTGTGAGTGCGTGTTACAGCCTGTGCGTGAGCGCTTCGGCATGCCCGTTAAAGTCAACTCAGGCTTTCGCAGTGTTGAGGTAAACACCAAAGTAGGCGGCTCCAAGACTTCGGACCACTGTAAGGGTATGGCTGCGGACATTGAGATTCCCGGGGTGGCTAACGCTGAGCTGGCACAGTGGCTCGTAGATAACCTGAACTTCCGCCAAGTCATTCTTGAGTTCTACACTCCCGGCGTCCCAGATTCAGGCTGGGTGCACGTAAGCTACAACCCTGCGGATAACAAGAAGCAGGCGCTTACCGCCACAAAACAGAACGGCAAGACGGTTTACTTGAGCGGCCTAGTGGCATAAAAGCGTTGCGCCCTTTGGGGCCTATAGATTACAATCAGACACCATCTTAGGAGCGTATATGCCTTCGTCTACCAAACCCGGCACCATGGGTGCCTACAAGTCCCGCAATCCTGAAGCTGATGGCGACTTGTACGTCTCTTCTGCCGACCGCAAAAAAATGCAGGCCCAGAAGGGTGAGTCCGAAACTCGTAAGAAGACCGCAGCGGCCTACGACGCAGCTGTCACCACGTACAAGAACGGCGGCATGGTGGGTGCTCCTGCACGCACAGTCAAGTGTACGCCGTACAAAGTAGGTAAGTAAGTGGCTAAGACTGCTGCATGGCAGCGTAAAGAGGGTAAAAGTGAGGCTGGCGGCTTGAACGCTAAAGGCCGTGCTTCTTACAACAAAGCCAACCCCGGCAAGCCCGGCCTCAAGGCTCCCCAGCCAGAGGGCGGCAAGCGTAAAGACTCGTTCTGCGCTCGCATGGAAGGCATGAAGAAGAAGCTCACTAGCGAGAAGACCGCGAAAGACCCGAACAGTCGTATAAACAAGAGCCTTAAGGCTTGGAATTGCTAACATGAACATATCCGACTCAACCAAAACCGTGGTGGATTTCGCGTCTGTTTTTACTGTGTTAGGGACTCTTGTGGATTTCTTACCCGCCGTGGCCGCCTGTTTTACCATTGTGTGGACGCTTATTCGCATCTGGGAAACCGAGACCGTTCAGTCCATTGTCTCACGCAAGCCGCGAGACCCTTCCTAGTTAGGTAAACCATGCCCGGTGTAGCCCTTAAAATCCAGAGATTCTTTGGTGAAGCTCCAAAGATTTCTGGCGAACTCCTGCCGGACACCGTAGCGCAGTATGCGTTTAACCTTGACCTCTCGTCTGGTGACCTGCTGCCATACCGACGCCCTGAGCGCACGTCTACGCTGGATAAAGAGGGCACCATCCGCACCATCTACCCGATGGAGGACCCCGAGACGGGCGAGCTGAACTGGTTGCACTGGACTACCGATGTCGACGTGGCAACCGCGCAGGTCGAAGGCGACCAGTCGCAGCGAGTCTACTACACTGGCCAAGATTACCCTCGTGTTACCGACTTTGACTTGGCGACCAGCGGAACCCAGTTCCCCAGCGCCAGTTACCGCATGGGTTTACCCCTGCCAACAGTCGTGCCCGTGGCCGAGGCTACCCCGTTTACGCAGAAGACTACTGTGTCACGCCTGCGCGACTCCGGCAACAACGCGACACTGGTGACCAGCGAGCCGCACGGCCTGACGACTGGCGACTTCGCCACTGTTACTGGGTTCACCGGGGCGAACGTCGCGTACAACCTTTCCAACGTGCAGGTCACTGTTATCGACGATACATCGTTTAGCTACTTTAACTTTGGACCAGCTGAGGTAAGCGCCGCTAACACAGACGGCAAAGTCGACTTATCTGGCATCACTAAGCCCCGCAGCTACATATACACGTATCTAACCGCTTGGGGCGAAGAGTCCGTGCCTTCCGAGCCGTCGCCCACAATCTTCTTAAAAGAAGGCCAGACCACTACGATCTCGAGTATTCCGAGCCTGTGGACTCACGGCGAAGGCTACCAAGAGCCCGGCTTGCAGGTGCGTGTCTATCGCACAGTGGCTGGTGTGTCTGGTTCCGCCTACTTCCGCGTTGCAGAGCTGGACATGGTGCCCAGCATCGCGGCAGACTACGCGCGCCTCGCGGGAGTCGCGCTGGTAACCGTCACCAAAACCGCACACGATCTGCAGACTGGGTACGTCATCCGCACCACGGTTACAGACGAGAGCGGCCTCGTAGAAGGCACGTTTACCGTTACTCGCGTGAGCAACGACAGCTTCACATTTATCGACGCCTCGCTGGCCGTCCCCACCGAAGGTTTGGCACTGGCGGGCGAGCTCAGCTACACCGTGGACGCAGTGTCCGGCACGTTTGAGCGCCTCGTAGCTACCGACGTGGTAACCGTTACGCGCACAGCACACGGCTTTATTAGCGGCGATCTGCTGGCCATCCGCCCCACTGACGACTCAGGACTGGTCGCCGGGGTGTTCGAGATCACGAAGATCGACAACAATACATTTCGCTTTGTGGACACATCCGTCGAAGACCCACTTAAGGCCGAGGCTCTGACTGGCGCGCTGGAGTTCCGCGCGGCGCTGTCCTTCGTCGACGAGCAGGATGTGAGCACGCTAGACAACATCTTGGAGTCGCTGGACTACGACCAACCTGACGAGCGCATGCAGGGGCTGCTGGCAATCCACAACAGTATGATGGTCGGCTTTTTTGATAACACCATCTGCTTTGCTGAACCGGGTGTTCCGCACGCTTGGCCGATCAAGTACCGCCTACAGGTGGACTCTAAGATTGTGGCGCTGGGTGCTTACGGCACCACGTTGCTAGCGCTGACTGACCGCACACCATGGAAGCTGGACGGCAACAACCCTGCGGCGATGTCCATCACCCGCACGGACTACATCTTGCCGTGTGTGTCAAAGCGCTCCGTTATCAACATCGGTTTCGGTGTGGTTTGGGCGTCTGCTGGCGGTCTGGCGGTTTACTCTACCACCATCGGCACAGACTACCTCACTAAGAACGTACACAGTTGGGCGACTTGGCCGCAAGATTACGACCCTACAAATCTGTACGGAGCGTACTACCGGGGTCGCTACTTTGGCTCGGACGGCCTGAACACGTTCTTGTTCGAGCGCAACGAGGAAGTTGGCGGACATTTGGTGCAGTCTGACATTCGCTTTACCGCTGCGTACTACGACGCTAAGACTGATCGGTTCTTTTACGCTGCGGGCGACCAAGTCTGGCTGTGGAACTCCCTGCAGGTCGGTAACGCGGTTCTGGACTGGAAGTCTAAGGTTTTCACGACCAAGTCACCCCTCAACTTGGGCGCGGCGCAGATTGTCGGAGACTTCAACAGTGAAGACGACGCTGCCGCTCTTGTACTCGAGAACACGAACATTAGGGCGTACAACGCCGCTATTATCGCGAATAACGATGTGCTGGGCGCGCTAGGCACGGTAACCGCGAATGAACTACAAGTCGCGGGCAGCAACCTGCGCGACCTACGTGTAAGCACCGGGTCTGTAACCTTCCAGTTCTTTGTGAACAAGAAGCTGATATACAGCAACTCCCGGAATGACGCCACGGCGTTTCGCCTGCCCGGTGGGTACCGCGCGGACACCTTCGAGGTGCGTGTCTCGACTAACGTCAGGGTGCGTGCTATTATCATGGCTGAATCTATGGCCGGACTGAGAGGTGCGTAATGCCTAAATTTCAGGGTATACCCGCGATACCACCAGAGAAAATCGAGCAGTGGCAATACGACGTTATGTCGGCGCTGAAAGAGAACGTAGAGATTATGCTCGGCCAGCGCGGCCCCGGGCGGGTCGTGACGAACGACTCTCTGGGTGTAGAGGCTGCCGACAGGCAAACCATGAAGCAGATATCTGCGCGTGGAAACTACTACGTAATATCTGGTGTCGAAGTGCCGACAATCGACGACTATATTAACTTGTTGAACGATGTGCAGCAGTTGGCTATCGACGTAAGTAACATTCAATCGGCGCTTAACGCGCTCCTAACCAACATGAAGGCGTAATCATGGCATCACTACTTAACCGTGCCCTCCAACCCGGCTCTGGCGTTGGCCTGACAGCAGGTGTCGACTACTTCCGCAAAGGTGGTAGAGCCGCTAAAGGCGGGGTCAATCCGGGCGTAGAGAGCATTAAGAAGGTCGATGCGACAGCGCCACAGGGCACGGGCATTAGCATAAACCCGAGTGGTGGCGAGTCGGGCTTTAGCCAGCCGATTAGTTCCGGCGGCACGCCGGGCGCGTCGCCCATCGGCATGTCAGCAGCCGAGGCGCAGGCGCTGGGTCTAGGTACGCAGGCTGTCGGTCTGGCTGGCGCGCTTACAGGCAACACCGCACTGCAGCAAATGGCTCAGGCTGGCAACTTGGCTGGCACAGGCCTCGCTGCCGCAAACGGTAACTACGGCCCGCTCGGCTCTGTTCTCGGAGGCTTGGTGGCAGGCCCAGCGGGGGCAGTTGCTGGTGGAGCGTTGGCGGGTGGGTCACCTGCGTCCGCGATTAACGGCGTAATCGGCATGGCGAACCCTAGCATGGCCATTGCTAACGCGACTCTGGGCTTAGGCACTGGCTTGTTTGGTGACACGCCAACGACGCTCGGCGATATCGCAATGAACTCTTCGATAGGCACTGCAGCAGTCGGCAACCAAGGAATGGTCGATACCGCGCAGGCGGGTATGGCTATAAACAACAGCCCTGACCCACTAGGCGCGTTTGCGGCCACGCAGGGTATCAACGTGTCCGCCAACCCCGCAGCAGCGCAAGCAGGTGCGCAAGCGCTTGGGTGGGGCCTAAACGTCACGCCTGAAGTTGCGCAGTCGATGGTCAACACCAACAACACCAACGGCAACATGGGGTACGGCGCCAATAGCGGCGGCTACGGCCTCAGTAGCCCCGACGGCGGCGGCATGGGTTTCTCATCGCCGGATAGCGGCACTGTCTCAGCCAACACAGGCCCAGATAACGCAGGCGGCGGCATCTCAGCCCCGGCACAAACCAGCGATAGCTTTGGCTTCACCTCGTCTGGCGGCTTGGGGCTTGGCGGCGGCGGCTTCGGCCCTGACGGCGGCGGCGGCTTCGGCCCTGACGGCGGCGGCTTCGGCCCTGACGCCCCCGGCGGTATGAAAGACGGCGGCTTGATCGGTGCAGACATGCCCGGCTTAACAATGCGCTACGCCGACGGCGGCCCTGTCATGGGCCAGAGCAACATGCAGATGCCAATGGGTGGGCAACCAAACGCTCAGATGATGCAGGCGCAAATCGGCCAGATGATGCGTGACCCGCAGACGTTGCAGCGCTTGCTAGCCCGTCCAGTGCAGCTCATGCAGTCTGGAGAGCTAACGCCAGACGAAGTCGTAACCATGGGTCGAGTTGCCGAGGCGGCCATCTACAACCCCTCGTTGTACCCCCAGCTGCGCCAGTTCGTCGCTGCGCAGGGCATGACGCCCCTGCCAGCCAGCTTTGACCCCTCTGTAATATTGAATATTATCGTAATCGCTCGCGGCCTACAACAGATGCAAGGTCAGGGCCAAGGCCAGATGGGTGATACCCAGCCGGGTCAAATACCCTTGATGGCCCAAGCGCAGATGGAGAATCCGGTTGGTATGGCGAACGGCGGATACTTGCGTGGCCCCGGCACCGGTCGATCAGATTCCATCGGGACGCTTAACACAAGCACCGCTGCACCTGTTAAAGTTGCAAACGGTGAGTACGTTATCCCCGAGCATGTGGTTCGTGCTAAGGGCCGAGACTTCTTCGACAGCTTGCTCCGCAAGTACACGTCAATGCCAAAGGGAGAATGATTATGGATTGGTGGTTACCAACGAGCAACTACACGCCGTCATACACGCCGTCAGCCAGCTACAGCGCTGGGGCTGACTATGGCTTGTCGAGCCCTGCCCTCTATGCCGCTCCGGCTAGCTCGGGCCCCAGCCTGAGTGCGCCTACGCAAAGTGGCTCGAGCTACGGCTTTGACTCTGGCAGCGCTGGTGACGGGCTTCAAGCCCCAAACTCTTACGAGTACTCGGCGCCGACGAACGACTACACTAGCGCGTTTGGCTCTGGCTCCGCGCTCACCGGCTCCGCTTACGACAACGGCGCGTATCAGTCCCCCTATAGCACCATGGACTTTGGTGGCGGTGGCGGTGGCGGTGGCTCGGCGCCGTTCGGTGGTGGCCTCAACCTCTCGTTTAACAGCCAAGGCAGCGGCGGCCTAAACACTCCACTGGGTGCGGGGCAAAGCAGCCCAGCGTTCCAAGCTGGGCAGGGCGTCTCAATCCCTGACGGCGCGTTTGGCTCTGGCTCGTTTACCACGCAGGTGAACGCTAACACCTCCACAGGCGGGGGCGTTGGCACAACCGGCGGCCTCGGCGTTACGCCAGACCGACAGGGCGGCCAATCCCAGTACAGCCTGTTGGGCGGACAGGGCTCAGCAGGTACACCTCCTGCACGCCCTCCGTCGGGCCCGATAGAGCAAAAAATAGGCGGCGTGCAAGACTGGGTGGGCAGGAACGCGCAGACAGCTCGCTTGGGTCTAGACCTTGGCGGACTTTTACTTGCGCGTCAGAGCCAGAAAGAAGCTGGCGCTATGGCTAGCCGACAGATGGCGATGCAGCAACAGGCGCAGCAGCGCAACTTTGCCCAAGCGGACAAGATGAACGCTATTGCAGACCAGTCGTTTAACGAAGCTCGTAGCCTGTATAACCCCCAAGAGATGGCTATACGCAGCATGGCGCAGCAGCAAATGGCGCAGCAGCGCAACATGGTCGACGCGCGGACCCAGATGCAGAGGGCTGGCAAGAGCGTGGGGACTATCGACGCTGAGATGCGCCGCGCCAAGCTGGGCGGCACTACTGGCGCAACTACCGCCTACATGACTGGTCTGGACAGGGGGCGCGCAGCGCAACAAAGCGCTCTTACCAGCGCCAAAAACCTAACATCCAGCTACAATGCAAACGCCGACTACTCTGGCGCAGATCGGGTGGCGCAAGCCGGGCAGCAAACTGCGCAGCAACTGACAGGTATGCTTAACAGCTACTTAGGCAACCCGGTGTACCAGACCAGCGCCGATGCGTACCGCCGAGCGCAGCAGGCAGCGTACTACTACCCCTAACAAGGACTAAGCGATGAACATGTACAGCCCACTAGGGGGGATGACCGGCTACACCCCAGCGTCCGATGCGGCGCAGACTCAGCAGATGCAGCAGATGGCTCAGACGCAGACGACCATGGCGCAAGCCGAGGCAGCTCGTTTGTTGCGCATGCGCCAAGACCAAGCGCGCAATCGTCCGCTCGACACGGCTACGCCCGCTTTCGGTGGCAACGCAGCAGGTCCGGTCATGGCTGCGTCAACCCCCGCTCCTCCTGCTGCTGCTGCGCCTGTTGCTGCACCCGTTTCTGGCAACACAGAACAGCCGGTGCTTCCTGACCAGAAAATCGTCAACCGCAACCTATTCAACCGCCCACCCAAAGGGCGAGCAGCACGTGGTGGCATGACGGCGCAAGAAGCGCAGGCTGCGCGTGACCAAGTCCTATTGGCGAAGCCGTTCTTGGCGTTCAACGACGTAGTGCAGGCTCCTATGGCGGCTGCCCTTAACGCTTATGGTGAGCTCGGTGCGGGTATGTACAACCTCGGAGGGCGCGCTATAAACGCTTTGACTGGCAAGCCGCTGGTAGAGACGGACAAGCAGAGCCCAATCAAGTTTGGTATTACCCCTTTCTTCGACGCCGCGCGTCGTCGCGAGGCAGAGATTGACAATGCACGTGGCTTGCCTCGTGGGGAATATCAGAGCCCCTACACCGACGAGCAGCGCGCGCGTCTGGCAGAGCTGCGCAAAGTGGCTCCTGCCCCCCCTGCTGCGACTCAGGCTCAGGCTCAGGCTCCGAACTTTGAATCGCTGGCGGCGGCGGTTATGCAGGTGGAGAGCGGTGGCAACCCCAACGCCATAAGCCCTAAAGGCGCGGTCGGCACAATGCAGACCATGCCCGGCACGCTTAGCGACCCGGGCTTTGGCGTTACACCTGCGAGAGACAACTCCCCTGCAGAGCAAGAGCGCGTCGGTCGCGACTACTTGCAGGCAATGATCGCTAAGTACGGCAACGTAGAGCACGCCCTAGTCGCGTACAACTGGGGCCCGACGAACGCAACTAAGTGGATAAAAGCGGGTGCAGACCCAGCGGCTCTGCCCAAAGAAACACGCGAGTATGTGCCAAAGGTCATGTCGCAGCTTGGCGGCGCCTCGCCGCAAGTGGCACCGGCCCCCGTGCAAGCGGAAACTCCTGTTAACGGTGCAGCTGCGCCTGCTACTCCAGCCCGTACTTTTTCACCTGAAGAAGTAGCGCAATTTGGTGTACAGACGCAGCAGTCTGTACGTGCCGCACAGATGCGAATTAGCGAACTGGCGAACAGCGCTAAGTACGCCGTCACGTACCAAGAGCGCAACTCTATCCAGAAACAAGTCGATGACTTGCGGTATGGTATGTACGACGCGCAGCTCAAGGACGTGGCTTTACGTGCAGGTACCGGCGACCAGACCGCGTTGGCACAGCTCGCGCAAGAAGCAGGTATCCCCTACGCACAGACCGAGAATGGGGTGGTGCCCGTCATGATGGGCCCCGATGGCCAGTGGCGCGCAAGTGGCGCGCCGATGCCCCTACAGACTTTTGCCAATCGTGCGTACGCCGAAGCAAACGGTGCAGCTGCCAAGCAGCGCGCCGCCGCGCAGAAAACGCAGACGGAACTGCAAGCCGACATCTTGATCGAGCGCGAAAAAGGCACACAAGCCCTGCGCAAAGTGCAGATGGAAGGCGAGGCCGCGTTGCAAAAGCTCTACGCAGAAGGGCAGCTACCCAAAGACTGGAAAGTGTCACGCGACCCCTTAGGTGGCCCCGTTATTGTTACGAACAGCCAAGGCGTGTTCCGCGTTGACGAGCCGACTACAGACCCGGGCACCGGAATCCCCATGGGCGGCGGGCTTGTGCGAATTCAGTAGGTCTAGTAAACAACGGGTCTGCGAGGTAGAATAGTCTTAGATTAAATTGGGGCTATTCTATGAAGAACATATTCGACACGAACTCGACTGCGGACGAGGCTGTGTTTGGTGGTGAGCCTGCGGCACGCGCTGTGGGCCTGCCTACTGCGCAACCTTTGCCGGGCACGCTCGCGCCGGGTGGCTCCAATGATACCGGACGCGCCCTACTCGAGCAGTACCAAGCGCAGACCGACGCTATGGCGCAGCAGCGCACAGCCCCTGCCGAATCAGCGGGCTCGTATGTCGGCTTTAACCCCGACACAAAACAGGTATTTAGCGCAGGCAAAGTCTTTGCGCTCGACCTGAACGAAGGCGTCAAGAACGCCTCGTTGCTTGACCAGAACAACGACGAGCTGCCCGCAGGATTTCGCCGTGTTGCTAGCTCTGACATAAAGGGCTACCTGCAGCGGGAGTATGACAACCTCGGCATGGTCGACTCGATGCAGCGTCGTGTGGGGCAAGCAGCCGCCAACTACGGAAGCACACTACAAGACATAGGTGCGGAATCTGCCGGTGCTTTTTTACAGAGCGCTGGTAACGCGCAAGCGGCGCGCAATCCAAGCAAGATTAACACTGCTGCAGACATTATCGACAAGCCCGGTACTACGATATCCGAAGCCGTTGGTGAGCTGGGGTATGACATCCCGGTCGCAATCGGCACCACGGCCCTCGGCGCAGCAGCAGGCGCTAAGGTAGGCGCCGCGTTTGCCCCAGTCACGGGCGGCCTGAGTATTCCACTTGGCGCCGTGTTGGGCGGCCTTACCGCTCGTTTTCTGCCTACGTTGTTCGAGACCTATGGTAGTGTGCGAACCGAGCAGCGTGCCAAGGGCATCGACGCCAAAGGCGCAGCGCTCGCAGCAGGTACTGGTTCCGCCGCTCTTGAGGCGCTGTTTGGTCCAGAGGCCCGCCTAGGCACGGCTGTCGCAAAGAAAACTGCCCAGCTAGCTGGCAAAGAGTTTTTAGAAAAAGGTGCCGCCAAAAGCGCTCGCGACTTGCTGACCCAAGGGCAGTTTAAGCGCGGAGCTACAAGGGCAGCCCGCGACTTCGGCCTCGAAGGTGGTACAGAGGTCGTGCAAACCGGCATGGAGCGTCTGGGCGCGTTCGACGACCTGACATCTGCTGATGCACTAGACGAGTTTGCGATTGCTGGCGTAAAAGGCGGCATCGGTGGCGCAGCCGCTAGCCCGCTTGCATCGTACGCCGAGTTCCGCGACGCAAAGAACTTCGTAGAGAGCCTGCAAGCCGACATGGCTTTGGCCGCTGACACTACAGTGCCCAGTGCAGTCCGCCTGCAGTCGGCCAGACGCGTGCAAGATGTGTTGCGTGGCTCTTCTGAAGACCCGCAGTTTAACCAGCAGCTTGGCGAGTTCCGCCAAAAGCTGGGGTTCATCGACACAGAGATAACGCGTCTCGCAACACAGCAAGCACTTGCCGACGGCACGCCTGTCAACCTGATGGACACCGCCCCGCAAGGAGATATGTTCAACCGTGTCACAGAATCTGTGCCGGAGGCAGCCCCTGAAGAAACTGGCGTGCCAATACAGCAGACAGACCCCAACCAAGGCAGTTTGTTCGACGAGACCGGTACACCAACATACTCCGCTGACCCCAGCTTCACAATGACGCAGGGCGAAGCCGATGCGTCGTTCCAAGGCCCTACGCTGGATACGCCGCAGGCACGTTTTGCAGTACAGGGCGCAAACCTAAACGACCAGCTGTCTGGTCTGGGTGCTTTACCAACAAACCCTGTTCAGGTGGGCGGTGTTACAGGAGCGCTAACCCCCTTACAGCGCGGCGCGCTGCAGCCCCCTGCACGGCCTGCGCCACCTGCTTCCCCCGCTATTGGCGGGCTGGATTTCGGCGCGCTAGCCGCTGAGATGGACGCCATCGTGCCGCCAGCCCTAGTTCTTCCTACACCCAGCGCAGCCGTTGAGCAGGCAGCGTTTGGTCGACAGCTCTCCTCGGGTGGTCCCTCTCCTGCCACCCTTTCATCCCCCGCAGCTCAGGCTGCTGGGGGTGTTTTTTCTGCCCAACAAGTAGCTGACGACCTTGGCCTGAACGAGCTAGAGTCGCGCGTTGCGTCGCAGCCCGGCGCAGTAACCGGCAAAATTGCAGCGACCCAGAGAACGCTAAAGGGCGCTCGCGACCTGCTCCTGAACCCTGATGCAAACGCACAGGTCGAGGGCGATGCCGTGGCTACAAACATTGCCCGTGCCGCCCGTGCTTACGCCAAAGCATATAGCGAGTTCGAGAACGCGTTCGGCAACATCCAGCGATTCGCAGACCCCCTAAAGGGTGAGGCTACCAGCGCCGCCGCCGAGCGCGCGAACCGCACGGTGACCCGTGCCGAGACCGCTGCCGCAACAGCGCGTCAAGCGCTAGCGGATTTGGGTGCTGCCGCTGGCAACAGCCCGCAGGACGTGCAGGCACTGGTAAAACTAATTAAAGACGCTGTGCAGCCAATGGTTGCGGGTGTCAATGTGTCCGCGCTTTCCCCTGCCGACAAGCAGATGTACGACGCGTACAAGCGCCTCGACACAGCGTTTGGCCGTGGCTGGACTGCTGCCAAGCAGGACCAGTTTTTGGGGGCCACAGACTTGTTCGTGTCCCGCGCGACTGATACACGCCCATCAAGAGAGGCCGCTGAGCAAGGTCTGGCCCCTCAGCTTGTCCGCGCTGCTACCGACGGCTACGGCAACCCAAACGAGACGGCGGGCCCTGCGGATATCTACAAGGGCTTCTTGGGTGTATTGCAGTACATCCGCCACCACGGCACTGGCTACGACAAAGCCTTGGCCCGCGCCATTCGCGAGTCTATGCTGGGCAGTCCAGAGAGCAAAGAAGCGCGCGTCGAAGCTAAGAAGAACGTAAACTTACCCAAGGTCAAGTTCTCTCAGGGCGGCAAATCGCGCTTTGACCCCAAGACAAACACCGTGTACATCCGCGAGACGGATAGCCCATCCGTTGTGCTGCACGAGGCACTGCACGCGGCGCTTCAGCACTTCGTGTACGCCAACCCTAACGACCCTATCGTCGTCGAGCTAAAGAAGTCTGTAAAAGCAATCATTGGGTACAAGGGCGGCTTGGGCGACAAAGCCAACCAAGTGCAGCAGCTACTCAAGAACCTTGTGCAAGAGGGCAACGAGCTAGACGCAGTGCTAGAGCTGATGTCTTACGGCAACACGCTAAACGAGTTCCGCAAAGCACTGGACGGCATCCCGACCAAGGGCACACCCAAGACGTTCTACACTGCCGTCAAAGACGTGTGGACCTACACCATGGCGCTTATCCGCCGACTGACCGGCGCCAAGAACAACACCGAGGCGGCGAACGTCATTAACCGCACGTGGGAGTTGCTTGCCAAGTCTGGCGAAGCCCCTGTAGGCGGCAAGCGTGCACGCGTAGGCAACGTCTTGAACGTCGAAGTTATGGGCGGCATGAACCCCGTAACCGCTCCGCAGGCTGACCTACTGCAGCGCCCCGGTGCTTCTTTGCCTAGCGGTGCGGATGTTGCTCGCTTTAACAAGCGTGTCCTGCCCACCATGGTCAGCAGCAAAGTTCTGTTCGACTTGCTAGGCTGGGGTCGTTTATCGGGTGCTCTCACAAAGCAGACGGAGAAGCTGGCCAACTTCGTGCGTGAGGACTTCCCCGGCGTGGCCAAGTGGGTCACATACCTGCACGCGCAGTTCAACGTCCCACACGAACTACGCAACACGTTCCAGCGGTTTAAGAACGACAAGCAAGCTGGCTATAAAGTGGCTGAGCGTCTGGCAAACTTTATCCAGTACCAGCCAGCTGACAAAGTTACAGGTCTGTTTGCCTACCTAGACGGCAACAAGAGTGCCCTAAAAGACGACGTAGCTATGCGTGAGCTGGCCGACGACGTTAAGGCGTGGCGCGACTTCTACGTGCAAGAGTTGGGCGACACCAAAGCCAAAGAGTTCTTTTCACGCGGCAAGTTTTCTGAGACGATGCTGTTTGTCACGAAACGCAGCCAAGTAGCTGGCTCTGGCTTCGGCGTGCGCAAGCTAAGCACGCTGCTAGGGCAGAAGAGCCGCACAGAGGAGACACTTGAAGAGGGCTGGCTAAACCTAGACAACAACGGCGACCCGGTTCTAGACGACCAGCGCTTCCTGCAAGTCCTGCAGCTAGTTAACGGCGTGCAAGTCCCCGCTGGTTTTATTGCGGAGTCCAAGTTTGCCGCTAACGGCGCCCCCGCAGGGTTTACAGTTGACCCGACGTACCTCTGGTACCACACCAGCAAGGGTAAGGGTGGACACCGCTTTGTCGCCAACATGACAGCGAAGCAGGCACTCGCCGAAAACAAAGCGGAGGACTTGGCCAACGCGCTACGCAACACCATGTCAGCGCTTTCCAGCACATATGCGGCGAAACACTTCTCGGACAGCATCGCCAACTATGGTGCTGGGGAAGACGGCGTGCGGGACGCTACCTCAGTGGTGTTTGACAGCATTGAGCAGGCAAACAAGGTGTTGGGCATCAAGATCAACCCGGACACCGTCATAACCGGCGACTCCGACGACGCTCGCTCCAAGGCCATCGGCCACGCGTACCGCAATGCTAGGCAGTGGATTCGGGTGCCTAAGGGCGGCACGTACGGCGCCATGGCAGGCAAGATTGTAAAGGCGTCTGTGTGGTCGGCCATGACGGACATGAGTGACCGCAAGCCAGTTATCGAGCTGCGCCCTGCCAACACTGCAATGCGCTGGTTTAAGAAGTCTAAGACTATCTACAACCCCGGCACCCACCTGACCAACGTCGCGACTAACGTGACGCTGTCCATGATGCACGACATACCGTTCGGAACCGTGCTGGCTGCGGGCAAGATGTTTGTGCAGTACGAGACCTCCCCCAACGCGATGTCTGCGCAGGACCGGGCGCTTGTTCGTGCGTTCATGAACTCTAACGCGATGCTGGGTGACTTCTCGAGCACTGAGGTCAAAGAAGCCATCTCTAACGCGATGCTGCTGTCGCTTAACGACAAGGACGGCAAAGCTGTAGACCCCAACAGCACCATGGGCCGTGTGTCCGCGTTCATGCAGATGGAGAAAAACAAGGCGCAGGCCATAAGCGCGCTCTCGAAAACCAAGAAGTTTGCCGGGCACGCTGACAACATCGTCACAGAAATATACTCCGCAGAAGACAACATCTTCCGTCTAGCTATGTTCTTGAAGACGGCGGCGGATATCTCTGCGCAGACTGGCAAGGCACCAACTCAGGCGGACTTGGAGCAGGCAGGTAACATCGCCCGTGCGGCGTTCCTCGACTACGACATCGACGCCAAGGCCGTGCGAATTGCACGCCAAACGGTACTGCCGTTTGTGTCTTGGGCGTACGCGGTCACCCCCCTGATTGGCCGCATGGCTGTGCACCAGCCTTGGAAGATCGCCAATGTCTTGCTTGCATATACTGTCATGGAACACATCCTCCAAGAGATAGGCGGCGGAGACGACGAGGACGAGCGCTTGCGCAGCGTTGCGCCAGAGTACATCCGAGAGCGCATGTTTGGTGGCTTTGGTCCTTTCATGCACGTGCGTCTACCTTTCTTGGGTGACGACAAGAACCCTGTCTACTACCGCTTGGGTGACTACATCCCAATGGCTTCACTGGCCCGTGGGCAGGGACCAAACGCCTTTATGGGTATCGATTGGTGGCCATCGTTTGCATCACCTACTGGCCCGTTCGTGTCTACCATCCTAGCGCTGGTTGGTGGCGTCGACCCGTTCATGGGTAAGCCGCTGAGTCCGCCGACCGACACGGCATGGGAGAAGTTCGTAGACCGCGCCAAGTATATGGGCGGGCAGTTCACGCCCAACATCCCGCTGGTTAACCCGACCACATGGTCCAAGGTAGACGAGATCGTCAAGGGGCGAAGTGACCGCAGTGAAAACTACGGTGCGTTGCAGATGGCGCGCTACGCGGGCCTCAAGATGTATGACTACAATGTCGATCAGGCAGTCGTCGCGCAGGGGCGCGCGTACAAAGCAATCATGGGCGAGTACCAGCGCGAGATCGGAACTCTGCGCCGCGCTGAGGCAAGGTTTGAGAATCCAGACTGGGAAGCGTTCCGCACGAAGCAAGATGAGCTGCTGGTGCGCATGCGCGAGGAACTGAAAAAACTTAAAGGAGAAGAGTGATGACTACCCGAAACTACAAAAGCGAGTACGCAAACTACCAAGGCTCGGAAGAGCAGAAGAAGAAGCGTGCGATGCGTAACGCTGCAAGAGCAGAAGCCACAAAAAAAGGGCTAGTGACCAAGGGCGACGGAAAAGATGTCGACCATAAAAAGCCACTAGCCAAGGGGGGCACTAACTCTAGCGGGAACCTGCGTGTGGTTCCCGCCTCAAAAAATCGGTCGTTCGCTAGGACGAAGACCGCTGGTATGCGCTAAGAACCAGTGTTGTGTAGCACGGCCAGAGTCACTTGGCTCTGTGTTCGTGCACGAGGGGATGTAATCGCCTCGATAAAGCGTGGGTGGTTCAGGTTCACGACCGTACAGAACGCCTGACCCGGATTGCCTTTCTGGCAGCCCTTGAACAACGTTACGCGCTCTCTGGCGTGGATGAGCGCACCTGCATCTTCTAACTCGTCAAGCACGCGCCCAATACTGTCCTTAGTCTTCGCCAACCATCGCTTCAGGGCCGAGTGGTTGATCGAGAGCGCGCTGCCCGGAAGCACCGCGTTGCTAGCGTCGTAAACCACCTTTATCCGCGCGACTGCGCGGTCTGGTACGGGGAACACTACAGTCTCCGGGTTCTTGGTAGGGCTGGCGCTGTACTCCTCTTTGCACTCAATCAGCTGGTCGTTGTGCTCCTGCAAGAACTGGCCCAGAATGTCGAACGCGTCTTGCTTGCTATCCTCTGCAGCCTTGCGGTACTTGGTTACGCACGCACACAAGTAGTTGGTGGTTGCCTCTATGTCGAACGGGAACAAGCCCAGACGTTTGCCGATGCTGCCCAGAATCCAGCCGCTAATGATCGCCGCTTTGTAGAAGCGCTCAGGTGGAGCGAAGCTAAAGCCGATCTTCTTCTCAAACGACGCAAGCCCTTTTTCCCACACAACCTTGGCACCGCCCATCGCCACAATAGCTTCGGCTAACTCGGGCATGGCCCAGCCGTTGTGCTCGTCCAGCAGGTTGTAGAACGCTGTGCCACGCTCGCTGCGCTCACCACCGATAAAGATGCGGTCACTCTGCTCAACCTCTAAACACCGCGCCTTGACCGCTTCGTTCTGTGACATGAACTCGTCATACTTGCCGTGCAAAGACTGGTTGGTTGTAATTAGTGTCGGCCCCTCCCAAGTAACCGGGTCACGAATCTCACGCCCGGGTGTCATGGCCAATTTCTCTCGGCCCATGCTCAGGTTGTACGCGAGCGAGGTCGCCGCTTCGCCGTCCTGCATAGTCAGCTCGTCCATGGTCGCAGGCAGATTGTTCAGCGTGCCGCGCAGCTTGTACATCGCGTTGGCTGTGTCCCGGTCGCCCATCATAAGCAGCTTGGGCACACCGATAAGGCTGTTGGCCGCAGCCAGCGCCAATGACTTGCCCGTAGTCGTCTTGGTCGAGTAGATAGACATGATTAGCGACGAGTTGCCCGACACACGACCGAGCAAACCTGTCGTGGCGATGAGCACTGCCGCGCGGATGTTATCCGCCCCTTCGGTGTCTAGCATGGCCATGGCCTCTACCCACTTATCACGTTCACCATGCGGGCACAGGATGTTGGTGTACCGCTCGGCTGGGCCCTTCAGGCGGCGGTTGTTGTTGCCAGTTGGTGAGTTTATTAGCGTCGAGCCACAAAGGAACGAGCCATCATCCTGCCAACCAAACGACACAAACTCGGCACCGCTTGGCGCCTCGCGCTGCACTTGCTCTAGGTATCTCATTATGTATTGCCTCAGTTTCTCCTGCTGCTGGGGGCTACCCACCAGAATCAGCTTACCCATTAAATAGTCGGCGAAGTCGCGCCCAGCCAGCGATATGGTGGTCATAGGCATGTCAAAGAACTTCCACCCGTCATGGTCGTACCGCACGGCCAGCGTGGCTGTCGCAGATGTGGCCTTGCTATCTGTGTAGATGCCTGTGACATGAACCTCGTAGTTGCAGACAACCTGCAGGTCAGTGCTTGTTACAGCAATCTCGGCACCGGAGGCGTCTACCACCGTGCTTTCCGTAGTCACCTCTTGGACGACTTTGTGGTCGCGTATCAGGTATGGCTTAGGCACAGAGAATGTCATCTCTGCAACTTCGTCCGACAGCCGTGCAGCTGCTGGCGGTACCGGCACCGACACAACTTCCTCGCCTGACAACTGTGCCGGACTACGAATATTCCCACGGTACGGGCAGCCATCACAGCCAGTGCCGCAGAACTGCTCGAACTTGGCGCACGTCGTTGGGCCAGTGCCGCCCCAGCGGCTGATCTTTTCCATGCTGTGGTCTAGGTCAAAGTCTGGGTGCGCGCCAGCTAAACGCACAATGGCGACAGGCACGTCTTGGCAGTACTTCGCCAAGCCCATGGTAGCGCGCCACATTGGCTCTTCCACGCGGTTACCCATGGCGTCTTCCATGCCGCCGCTCTCCGCAATAGCGTGAAGCTGGTTGCACTTTGCGATAACGCTCTCCAGCACTATATCGCCTGAACCTAGCAGCGCGTCCATGACTGCCGACTTGCGCACCGGAGCGCCTAAGCGTTTGGACGGCGCGGCCTGCACAGCCTTGTGAAACCATGGGCGCAGGATGCCGAACAGCGAGATCGGCTCGTAGTCAGGACAATCAGCCTTGCACTCAACCAGCTTCCATGGCTGCTGCTTCTTGTGGTGCGAGCCAACTGGGCGCAGGACCATGGACGGGTCATGAATCTTGCTGGTATCGATCTCCACGCCCTTCTCTTCTAGCGCCAAGCGCAGGGCAATAGATGCCTTGACCCAGTGCTCCGACTTAACAGCCTCTGTGAGTGGCCAATAGCAGTGTATGCCTTTGCCAGACGATATGACCATGGGGGCAGGTAGGCCTACCGCTTTAATCGCGCTCTGCAGCGCTCCCCAGCCTTCGCGTTGCGTGGCGTAGGGCTTGTCATCGCCAATATCTAAATCTAGTGCCAACGCTTTGAAGAGCGTGGCGTTTGCTTGTGTTCGTTTGTACTTTGTCTTGCCGCTCTCGTCTACTTCGTGGTGGTTGGCGAACGTACCAACTGAGAAGTAAACCGTGGATTTGGGTTCTGCGTCCCATGCCTGTACTGCTGCGACAGCGTCATCTATGTCTGCGAACGAGCCGCGATTCCAAAAGATGCCTCGGGGGTTTTTGCCTGATGCGTCAGGTCTATGTATGCAGATAACCAACTCGTCCTGCCTAGCAGTGACGCGGGTTAAAAATGTTTTAGTGTCCAATGCCGGTGCCCCTTAAATAAAAACCCCCGGTCGAGCCGGGGGCGTCGTTTTTAGCTAACCAGTTTACTACTCGTCAAACAGGTTGTCGATCTTATCTGCCAACTCGCTGGAAGCCTTCACTTGTGCGACCGCTGGCTTGGCTGGCTTGGCTGGCGTAGCGGCAACGGGGGCGGCAGCCCCCTCATCTTCGTAGGCATCGTCTACTGCGGGAGCGGCAATCTTAGCCTGCGCTGATGGCGCGGCTAGCGCTACCGAGCCACCCGTTGGTGCCATCTGGCGAGTAGCGATCTTGGCCGCATCGCCCTGTGCCATCTCGTCGATGCGCGCGGCAGCCTTCTCACCCACGTAGCCATTCTGCTTGAATGTGATCTTGGGGTAGCTAGTCTGTTCGTCAAAGCCGAGCTGCGTAATCGCCTCTTCGGGGATGATGCCGTAGTTGTCCAGCTCTTTAAAGTACTCGCGCATACCTTTCATGCCAGACACAGGGACAGTGAGGCTGTACACCTTGGTGGGGTCTGCAGCAGCCACGACAGCCAAGTGACGTTGGTCTGCGCACAGCTTAGAACGGGCACCAGACGGCAGAATCTTTGAGCCGAGGACGTTGTTCGGGCAGGTGGCGCACGCTGCGTGCACTGGGTCTTCGACACTGCTGTCAGGCTTCAGGCCGTCGTTGGAGAAGCAGGCTGGGCGCACGCCGTCTGCAGCAGAGTCGTATGCACGTCCGTAGAATATCTTAGACACACGTGGATTGGCGCCGATGATGATGGTGTCTAGCGTGGTGCCGACTGTGGTTTCCACGCCGTCTTCTACCAATCGGTATCGTGCAGCCTTGATGCTAATGCGGGGGATACCGCCGCCGCCTTCGCCGACAACGGCAGATGTTACGGCTGACTTGGTGCCTGATTGCTGACGCGCAGCGATTCGAGCGGCGATGTGTGCTGGGACGGTGGTAAGAGCGTTGCTCATGTGAAACTCCTGAGGGTTAAAAAGGTGCTGGTGTTTGGCGATATGCCCGGTGCCAGCCACCGTGTTTGGTGATTAAGACGCTGTGCTTCGTCTGAAATTAAACACGCTCACGGACTTGAAGTCGACGCCCGGGGGCGGCGCACCGTATGCGTCAATGTAGCTCTTCACGGCGACCTTCGAGGCCCGCGACTCAAGCATGTCTAGTTGCCCGTTGGCCACGCAGAAGTCAAAGAAGTCAGCGCGAGACGACACTGTCGCCGAGTTATGTGTTGACCAGTAGCCAGTGCCAGCAGTGGTCTTGATGGTCTCGAGACCGTCTTCTTGTGCCTTGGCTGTGAACCAGCTCTCAAGCGCGCGTAACTTCTCAGTCATCGCCGCCTTCGTTGCTTTGTGTGCTCGCTCCAGCGCGTCTATCTCGTCGCGCACCTGCGTGTATTTCTGACCTGCTTCTTCGTAATTCATCTCTACTCCTACTCTTCGTTTATGCCATTTACCAAGTTTAAAAACTCAACCAGCGTGTTCTGCTTAGCGCGCAGTCGCCTATACAACTCAGCCTCGAATGGTGTGGCCCAGATGTGCCACACGCTAGTCTTGCCTGTCGTCGTCAGTCGGCGTATGCGTGCATTGGCTTGCTCGTACTGCTCCAGTGAGTAAATGGGGGCGAACCATATAATGTCTTTAGCTCTAGTCAGCGTCAACCCGTGTGCCGCCACCTTGGGGTGAGCAAGCAAAATAGTCGGGCTGTCTGTGTGCTGAAAGTCATTAAATATCTGATCGCGTGCAGTCTTGCTGACACTGCCATGCACCGATGCAACACTAAAGCCGTCTGCAACTAGCTTCTGTTCAAGCCAGTCTTGCACACCACGCAGTGGTACAAAGATGATTGCTTTGTCGCCAATCTCTTTAAGTAAGTCAGTGAGTGTATTGTATCGCTCTGAGGCATCGATGGCAAGCGTACCGGACTCCGAATACACCACGCCACACGATATCTGCAGTAGCTTACTCAACACCACCGCCGCGTTAGCAGCGGTTACCTCTCCAGCGGCAAAGGTTGTCACCGCCTTGTCCTTCATCTCCTTAAACGCTTTCTGTTGCTGCGCGGTTAGCTCAGTCTTGCGCCCGACAAAGTTTGTCTGTGGCAAGTCCTTGCACTCGTCTAGCGAAAACCGAATTGACGGCTGAAGTACCTTCTTGCATGTCTCCAGCGCGTTGGGTCTTGGGGACCACTTGAACTGCGTAACCTTCTGCATTACCAAGTCCTTGAACGTGGTGAAGCTCTTGGGGCAAGCGGACGAGTCCACTAACCTAGCAAGCGTCCACGCGTCAGCGGGAGTCTGCGAGATCGGCGTACCCGTTAGCAGCCACAACCATGGCTGGTGCTGCTGCATCCACTTAGAAAATATCTTGTACCGTTGCGAGCTGGCCGACTTCAGTGCAGTCGCTTCGTCGTAGATAACCACGTCGAACCCTGCCAGCTTGCTCTGCATATTTGTAAAGCCGTCGTGGTTAATGATGACGTACTGCACTCCGGGCGTATCCAATAGCTGCTGGCGCTTTTCGCGCGACCCTGTGCAGATTACAAACGAGCGGTGCGACAAGTGCTGGCGTATTTCTCGCGCCCACACAACTTTTAGCGTAGACAGCGGTGCGATGATAAGCACCTTCTTTGCGACTCCTTCATCTATCAAGAAGTCAGCCGCCCACAAAGCGCTAATCGACTTTCCAGTGCCCGGTGCGTTAAGGCACAAGGCACGCTTGTGTGTTGTAAGAAACGCCGATGTTTCTTTCTGGTGAAACATTGGCTCGAATCTAGCTGGCCAGTTGTAGTACTGCAGAATCGGCGGCGGAACGCTGAATCCTAAGTTGCGCAACACCAGTGACTCCTCTACGCCGTAGTTTAGTGCGACGAGGTCTTGCCCTTCGTGCACAAACGCCTTTGCGTGCGGTATGTACTGCGTAACAGCCGCGTTCTCTGTGCTGCTTAGCACGATGCGCCGCTTCTCCGGTATTACGAGCATAGCGCCGCCCACCCTTTGAACTCCACGTCCCAGCTGCTTAGCGTGGTCTCTCTGACAATCCACACTCTGGCGCCGTTGCGCATTAGGCCCGCAATCTCTCGCTCTTGGTTGGCTGTCGTCGTACCTTTGCCGAACTTGGTCTCGACTGCAAACATGTGCCCGTTAACACAGCCAAGAAAGTCTGGAATGCCTGCACGCCCGTAGCCGTTGGCTGGCGGCATGAAGAACCAACAGCCGGGTTGGGTCGCTAGGGTCTTGGACACTACCTTTTTTACATCACCTTCGTTTTTCACTATCGTCGTCCTTTTAGTCTTGCATCTGGGCAAATATCTTTTGCTGGGCACCACGGGCATAGGCCCGAGGGTTTGGTCTTGAATACGCCTAAGTCAATCGTTTCCTGCACCGCGTGAAAGCGCGGTGCCAGCGCCGCCCACAAAGGGGCTAAGAACCGGCGCTCGTACTTAGAGTTGGTCACCTCGTCGAACCTAAGCCAGATGAACGAGGTCTTGACCGTGTTCACCTGCGGAAACTGCCACATCACCATCGCGGCGAAGAGCTGCAACTGTGTCGGGTTGTCTTTTACTTTGCCAGTCTTGTAGTCGAGGCAGTAGGCTGTGTCGCCGTCCACAATCAGCACGTCAGCGATAGACCGAATCCACACGTCTGCTGCGAACCAGTCGACTGGCTGCAGGTCAGCGTTGACCGCCATCTGGTACTCGAACAGCTTGTCGCCGCTGCGCGCCATGATGCGGTCCACAACGCTGCCCCACTTGTCCAGCGTTTGCTGGCCTTCAAGGCTTAGCGCCGACTGGTCGAGGGAGCCGTCACCATAGGCCTCAAGCAGTTTGTGCACGCGGTCGCCATACTCAGACGCCTCGTTGGACGAGTTCTTTACCCGCTTAGAAACGTACTGATAGTCAAACTGCGCAGGGCACTGCTCGAACGTCGACAGCCGACTGAACGACAGGGGCATCACACTACTCATTATTTACCTTCCAAGGCTATGACGGCCAGTTGATGGGTTATGTTGCTCTGAATCATCTCAAGAACGTCACGCTTTGTCATCGCTATGCGCTCAGACCTGCCCGGCTGGTGCAGCACCTCAACTGGGATATATACCGCTTGTACGTCGGCGTCTTTGCAGTGCAGTCGTACTGACAACATCGTCGTTGCCTCGCCTGCGGCTTTAACAGCAGAGATGTCTAGCCAGACAGGTATCTCGTTGTCGTACAAGACAACTGTTTCACTTTGCGTCGCCATACGAGGCTCCTATACCAGTTTCACATGCTACGGGGAGCTGCTCGCGGCACCACTTCGGGGCCAGCGACAGACACTCTTCCATGTAACTACGTGCGTCATTAAGTAATTTATCAGGTACCACACAAACCGCTTCGTCATGCACGGAAAGTGCGACTGGGTGTTTTGTGTGGATGCGTGCAGTTTGCCACATAACAATCTTCATCGCAAGGTGCTGACACAGATTCTCTACCATCTTCGGTCCGTGGATGCGCACTCGCATCTTGCCCATCAAGTAAGACCAGTCGCCCTCGTCGTTGCGTAGGTCGTGATACACCACGCCCGGCTCGCCCAACTTTCCAAAGCCTTCGCCCTGCGTCACACACCAACCATTTATGTCCACAGCCACCATGTCTTGCTTATTGGCAATAGCTGGTAGCACCACGTCATTGCAGTATCTCCACAGCTTAACGACTTGGCTGTATGTCGCACGGTACAGGTGCACAATTTCTCTAGCCCGCTCTAGTGAGATCGGCGTAAGGGCGGGGAGCGTACGCGCGGTGATGCGCACCATCTCTTGAAACCGTTCAGCACCTGCGCCGTACTGCAGTGACAACATAGCGACCTTACCAAGCATACGCTCTGATACGTCGGCCTTCGTGATAGTTCGTCCGAACAGCTTTGTCGCGAAGTCGCAGTACAGGTCGACACCCTTGCGGAGCTTTTCCAGCACGTCTGTCTGCCCAGCTGCCGCCATGATGACACGCAGCTCGATGTTGGACGAGTCACCCACAAGCACTGTGTGCCCGGGTGGAGCCATCAGTGCTTTACGCAAACCAGCGGACGGGCCACGGGCAGGCAGGTTCTGCCAGTTCACTTGGTTGCCGCCGGAATACCGCCCAGTCGTCTTCGCGCCCCAGAAGTTCAGGTACACAGGTAGAGGTCCACGCTTGGCAGCGTCCACGAACCGCAACGCACGCGTCTCAGCAATCGTGGTCTTCACACCTAGGCGTGCAGCCACGAGAGCTTGAACCTCCGAATCCTCGTGGTCAAGAAGCTCAGTGAACTGCTTGTCGGACTTCGCGAACGCGTATGTCTCCTTGCCCGTGGTCTTGCTTACCTTGCGCGGCGGAGTCACACCCAGTTTTTCTAGTGCATCGGCGAACTTGTCGTTGGACATAATCACTTCGCGGTTGGTCTCAGCCAACGCCATTAGGCGCTCTTTGCGAACTACCTCGTCGTCGTACAGGCGCTGCATCTCGTCCACGTCACCCACAAGCGCAGGCTCAGTAAACATGCGCACCGTCATGTCGATCAGCAGCGTCTCGAGAGGCGGGGTAAACGCGTCAAACTCCTCTCCCATCTGGCTACATAGCCATGTGTCGTGCTTGCAGTACGACGCGTACTCAGCCAACTCCGCATGTGAGAAGTCACAGCGGCGCTTGCCAATAGCGTTGTGGACGGCAGTGCCCTTCGCAGGCAGGCTAAGGTTCTTCGCAGTGTTGGCAAGCGAGTGCGACGTCCAGTATGGGTGTAGCATGCGCGCCTGTGACAACGTGTCCTTCCACAACCGGGGCTTTATGCCGAACACCTGCGTCAGAATAAATCCATCAAACAGCGTGTTGTGGCAGCGTACTGCGCTGTTGTCCCAGTCGTGGTGGACGTGCAGCCATGCAGACACCTCCAACATATCGCCGCTACACCACTGTGCCTCTGCGCCGTTCACGCTAGTCGATACGCCAATAACCTCAAAGCGGGCGTCTTTTATGTACGCGTCCGTTTGCATCTTGCTCAGTGAGAAGTCTTTGTCGTAGTACGTCTCAAAGTCTATCGTTATCGTGTCCATGTAATATCTCCTCTAGTTTTTGTGAGTAGTGAAAGAACTTGTTTGTGTCGTGCTCGTCTTTCTTGCCGTTGCGCATTGCGTACTTGATGCAGTTGCCCTTGAGATAGCCTACAAACTCTTCGTGTGTCAGCACCGCCTCCATAACGGTCCATGGCTGCACTGCCATGTCTTTGTAGTGCGAACCGCCGAACTGAATATCGTCCGCGCTAGCGCCGTGCTCTAATAAATCGATTGCCATGTCTGCTCCTTTAGATGAAGGGTGTGCGGGTGACGCCTATAAACCACCCATTGCGAAAGCTCACTCCGTAGCGCCGCTGCCCAAGCACGACTTCGCCTGTCCATATCAACATATCACTGCTCCTTCTTTACTTTAGGGAGTGGGGCCCAGTACTGCCAAAACCCCGTCTTAATCGCTGCCCCGCTAAGCGTGCCGTACACCGCCACGCCGTAGATAGACAGCAGTTGTACTTTAACGCCGTGGGGTGCGTTGTCCAGCTCTTGCCAGTAGTAGTCTGGGTCTATACACGTAGACCCGTCGCTGCTAATCCGGCTGCGTAGCGCTTTGTTTGCGCTCATGTTCTCATCTCCCGCTCGATGGCCAAGAGTCTCTGCTCGGCCTGTTTCAATAGCCACAGCACATCAGGCCCATTGGCGCGGGTGCTTGCAAAATAAAAACTACCATCAGCTTCGTAGCCAACAATGACCACCTCTTTTAACAGTCCTACTGCACCAGTCAGCACCGCGTCGGGGTCAAGGTCTAGGCGCGTCTCGCCCTCGTTAATGCCGATGGGGAAGTCGATTAACTTAGCCATGGTTTTTCTCCTTTAATTTGGCTTCGACAATTGCTGCGACATCAGCAAACGAAAAGTCATTGACGATGTCCGGCACACGGGGACGCATTGAGTCGTAATCTTCTGCTGTCAGCCCAAACCAAGGCTTGTAACTGTAGTCGTCCCTGACAAGGGCGGCAAAATGCTCCAAGTCCTCAATAGCCAAGCTGTGTTCTGTTAGATTCATGTAGCATTGAAGCTCCGCCTTTTTTGCCATGCGAATAATG